CACATGCGGCAAGCCCCGGATCTGGCCCGCATCGATGGGCCGGTAGATGTGCAGAACGTCCCCGGCCGGGACGCGGACAGTATCCGGCACCGCCACCCGCTGATCGGTGCTGTCGCCCGGGTGGCGGCGGCGGAAGTGATAGGCCACCCGCCGCCCGATCCCGTCGAACTCGATTCCGCAGCGGATGCGGTTGCCGTTGGGTGCAGTTTCAGTCTTTTCGAAGGGCAGCATCTCCGACTGCAGAAGCTGCAACTGCATGGGCACCATCAGCCCATCTTCCGAACGCCGGGAGCGCAGGCGCACGAAGCACTCGCCCGCGACGAAAATTTCGCGCGCGACCATGGCCTGCAACCCGTAGAAGTCGGTCAGCCCGTCCGCGTCGGCCTCGTCCGTCCATGCCAACCAGAGCTTCTGGACCCGATCGCGAAGGCCCGCATCCTCGATCAACGAGGACGGCTTGATCCCGTCGCCGACCAGGTTTGCGGCAAAGGCCTCGCAGGCGTTTGCCGCATAACCGTTGGTGACAACCAGTTCGCGGGCACGGGCCAGAAGGCGCGGACCGCCGGAGGCCACCAGCGCGTTGATGTTCTCGAGCGGTGGATTCCAGCCCTTGAGCCGTCACCGTGCCATGGCTCCTTCGAGCCGAGCGCGCACGGCTGCAGGGCTGCCGCTCGCCCGGCCGGGAATGGACCCGCCGCGGAACCTGTCGAACAGCCCCATGCTCAGAGCCCCTTTTCCGTGATGACGCGCACTTGCCGCACGATCCGTCGCCCTTCGGCCGCCGCGATCTCGCGATCCAGCGCTTCGAGGGCCCGGTCGATCTCAGCAACCGAGCGGTAATCCACCGTCTTTCCGTCATAGCTGACCCGGGCCACGCCCGAGGCACGCTGTGCGGCCAACGCCTCGCGGCGGGCGCGGAGGTCCGTGATTGTCGCCATCTCGGCTCGCCTCTATCCTGCCAGTGACCCATCCCGACCAGGCCTGCCATGACCGACCGGATTGCCCGCCTTCGCATCGAACTGCTGCATCTCGAGCCCTGCATCTGGCGTGAGCTCGAGGTCAGCCTGACCACCAACCTCCGCGCCCTGCACGAAGTCATCCAGGCGGTGATGCCGTGGGAGAACCATCACCTCTATGACTTCCGGGTCGGCGACAGGGTCTATGGCGAACCCGATCCAGAGGACGCGGTGTGGGGCCGCAAGATCTATCAGGCCAAGGGCATACGCCTCGGCACACTGATCGATCGCGGCGTGACCGAGTTCCTCTACACCTACGATTTCGGTGACGACTGGCAGCACCGCGTCCTTGTCGAACACGTCGGCGCGGCCGATCCCGGCACGGATTATCCGCTGTTCGTCGCGGGCGAGCGCACCGCGCCGCCCGAGGACGTGGGTGGTCCACCCGGCTTCATGGAGTTCGTCGAGGCCATCGCAAACCGCTGCCATCCGCAGCACAAGGACATGGTCCGCTGGTATGGCGGCCCCTTCAACCCGGTGGACTTTGGCGAACCCGAGATCGCGGCGCGCGTGCGCGATCTTGCCACCCGGCGCAAGGTTTCCCTCGAGGCTTTCGCCCGCAGCCGCGCGCTGCGACAGCAGTAGTTCCGAAGGTCAGCCCATATAGGTCGAGCGCACCGTCCGGCGCCGAGGCCCCTGTGGAGTCCCTGGAATACGCGCTGGCGTTGGTCCGCTCTCGGCCCGAATTGCGTCCCGGTCCGGGAACTGCCGTTCCAGATCCTGCCACCGGGCCTCCGGCCAGCGATCCGTGCCCACGATCCACGCCGCCGCGCGGGCATAGACCCGAGTGTCCAGCGCCTCGTTGCGCTCGCGGAGCTTCTGCCATTCGAGCCGCGCGAAGCCGCGTTTCGTCCGCACGGTGACCAGCTGCTCGGCGGTCAGCTGTTTCAGCCACTCGCCGTCCGCCCAGTCCGGCAGATGGATCGTTCCTGGCGGGCAAAGCGCGCCCGCCGCCTGTTCTTCTCTTGTCGGCCGGTCCTGCCGCAGAAAGCGATAGGTCTCGGCCTTGAAGGTCGAGGTGGCGACGGTCCAGAGCCGGGCGCCGCGCCGGAGCCGCTTGCCGGCGACGGTCGCGTCGACGTAGGTCGGCCCGGTCACCGGGCTCGTCCGGGTGAACCCCTCGACGCCCTTCACCGGCGCCACCTGCCCAAAGCCCACCTGGCGCGACCAGGCATAGACCGCGCTGGTCTCGTAGCCCGTGTCGATCGCAAGCCGCGCGAGCGTCATCCGCTGACCCGAGGCATGCGACCATGTCCGACCCAGCAGATCCGTCAGCTGCTGCCAGCAGGCCGGATCGCCGGGCCCGCCCTCGAGCACGAGGTGGTCGACGAGCCAGCTTTCCAGCCCGCGCCCCCAGGCCCAGACATCGACCTCGATCCGGTCCTTCTGGACGTCGGCGCCCGCGGTCAGGAAGAGCCCGCGCTCGGGCACCGTGCCTGGCGTCCATGCCTCGCGCCGGTCGGCCAGCCGCTGCCAGTCGGGCGCCTCGCCGGTCTCCATCCAGGTCTCACCGAGGATGGTGTTCCGGAACGCCCGCATCGCCTCGTCGCTGCCCCGTGCCGCCTCGTGCGCCCGCGCGATCCGCTGCCAGCTGAGCCAACCCACCGGCGAGTAGAGCGCCGAGAGGTGATAGCCGACCGTCGCCGGATCGGCGGCCGTGGCGGTCGCGCGCCACTCGCCGCGCTCGAGCATCCTGGTCTTGTGGTGCTCCGCGATCGGCCGCTCGCAGCCCTCGCAGAGATACTCCGCCGTCTCGGGCCGCCCCTTCTCCCAGCGCAGCCGCTCGAACTTCAGCCACTGCATCGCCCCGCAATGCGGGCACGGCACGAAGTAGCGCCGCTGATCGGACGCCTCGAACTCCCGCTCGATCCGGCTCAGGCCCCGGATGGTTGGCGTCGAGACCAGGAACACCTTGCGCCGATGCGCGAAAGTCAGCGACCGGGCTTCGGCCAGCGTGACCGGATCGCCTTCCTCGTCGGCCGAGGCCGGATAGGCGTCGACCTCATCGAGGAAGATGTACCGCGCCGGGGTGGAGCGCAGTCCCACCGCCGAGTTCGCCCCGGTCATGATCAGGATGCCGCCCGCGAACTCCTTCGACAACATTGTGTTCCCCGCGTCGCGGGACCTGGCGGGCTTCACCCGCTCCCGCAGATCGGGGCTCTCGTCGATCAGCGGGTCGATCCGCTGGCGCGAGTTGCGCTTGGCCAGTTCCACGGTCGGCTGGACGGCGAGCATCGGCCCCGGCGCCTGATGGATGACGAACCCGATCCAGTTGTTGCCGGCTTCGGTCGCGCCGACCTGCGCTGCCTTCATGAACACGATCCGCTGCGTGGGGTCGCCGGGCGACAGCCGGTCCATGATCTCGCGCATGTAGGGCGTGCGCGCAGTCCGGTACTGCCCGGGCTCGGCCGAGGCGCGCGAAGCGAGTTTCCGGTGGCGGTCGGCCCAGCTCGAGACGGTCAGGTCAGGATCAGGACGCAGGCCCCGCGACCAGGCGCGGAGCAACGCGGCGGCGCCGTCGAAATCGAACGCCTCCAGCCCTTCGCTTGGGCTCAGGGCGTTCGTCCCTTGCGACGGTCCACCGGACCCTCGCATCCGCTTCGCGGACCGATCCTCACCCAAGCCCGGGTCGGATCTCCGAGCGGCTTTCGAGCTGGGCGCGGACATGGGCCTCCAGAACCTTCTGCATCAGCGCCGCCTCCACCTCGCACCCGTCCACCAGCGCCGCGGTGAGTTCCGAAGCCATCAGCGCGGCGACCCGCGCCGGCCAGGTCACCCACGCATCCCGCTCGTCGCGCGCGAGCCGGAACATCAGCGTCTCTGCCCGCGCACGGTCGACCAGCTCCCCCTTCAGCTTCTGGAGCCGGATGCGCCGCTCCTGCGCCTTCAGCACCTCGTTCGCAGTCTTGGCCTGCAGGAAGGTCGTGCCGCCGCCGACCGCCGGGACCGCCAGACCCTGTTCGCGGAGCGTGTCTCCGACCGCTGCCACCGCCGCCTCGGGGACAGGCTTCAGCTTCGGCGCGGGTGGCTTGCGGGTCTTCGACGGGTCCGTCGTCTCGTCCCGCCGCTTGTCGGACGCTCCCGCGTGGATGCTGCCATCCTCGTAAAGAACGAGCCGGCCGGCGGCCTTCGCCTTCTGGATCGCGCCCCGCGACAGCCCGACATGGGCGGCGTACTGGCGCTCGCTCATGCCCCGCATCGACAGCTCCGATTATCATTCAAGATCATGTGCTTATCGAGTTGATAAGCCTCCGAGACGGAGCGAACGTCCATCCCCACAAGGACGATGCAACTCACCCGGAGCCACCACGATGACAACCCGCCTGAACCCGATCACCACCCCGCGTCATGAACTCCGCGCCGAGAAGGCGCGCCGGAACAAGGGTGAGCCCGGTTCCGCCACCGGTTCGAGGAACCGGGCGAACGCGCTCGCGGCCTTCATCGGCAAGAAAGCCGAGATCGACGAGATGCTCGCGCGCCTGCAGGCGCTCAGCGACGACCATTTCAACTGCGCTCCCGACGAGGCGGGCTGGGCCATGGTCGGCACCCTCGAACACTACGCCAGCCTCCTGAAGCGCATCACCGACAGCGCCTTCGGCGAGGGCGAACACGCCCGCTGATCTCCGGCAACGCCGGAACTCCCGCCGCGCGCCCTGCGCGGCTCGGGGTCGTAGAAGGGGCCGCATGATGCGGGCCCGAATACGGAGACGACTCCATGA